GCTAATCAGAAGTTTTCTAAGGAGTTATTGCTATGAATTACAACTTTACCGAGGATTTAAAGGATGGAAAGAAGGGTGAACAGGTTATTCGGTTCTTTATAGAGTCTGCATTAGGTCAAAGGTACATAAAAGACAATGATAATAGTGCATATGACCTTCTTTTCGAGGATGAAGATGTTAATTTGATTACTTACGAGGTTAAGACTGACCTTTGGGAGCAGGATTGGAACAAAGGAGGGTCAGGAAACATGGCAATAGAGTATAAATGCCGTGGAAAGAGCAGTGGTATTAGTGTTACGAAGGCAAAGTACTTTGTGTATTATTTGGTAAACGTATCAGACAAGCAGATTTGGTTAATAGAGACTGAAAAGCTTAAGGATTTGTTATTGGCGGAGAAGTTTCCTAGTAAAACGGTTGGTGAAACGCATTATGACAGTGATGAGAAGGTTGCAAAGTGCTATATGATTCCTAGGTTTGAGTATAAGAAGCATTTTGACATTTATTCTTTTGATGGTGAGCGTTGGTTGAGGGAATTAGACGAATGATTCGCATTTTTAAGGATGGCAAAGTTATAAAAGAGACCGAGGACATGCAAACATTGGTTCAGTTCATAGATTACTATGATTCAGAGCCGAAAATGATAGAGTTTAGTTTAAATTATGACGAAATCGAAAAAAGGAATCGACGACAAGCTGCTGAACTTAGCGATTAGCGGTGCGTTGAACACATTAAAGAGTACGCCACTAACATTAGAGCAGTTTATTGACGATGTATTGCGTCATTACATGGAGTTGGAGCCTGGAGAATATGTCCCTTTGGGACAGATGCATGCAGAGTGGGCAGATGCTTTTGAAGCAGGAACGCATACTTCGATAATTTGTGCAAGAGGTCACTTGAAGACGTCTTGGGGATTGTCAGCACTTGCTTATCAGATGGCGATGCAGCCAAACTACCGTGCGTTGTATCTTTCGGCTACGTTGGAACAGGCTTGGGATAAGCTTGAGCAGTTTGAGGAGATTTGTCGTCGTTCTTGGAGGCTTAATTCATTTATGAAATCACAAACTGATGATGACAAGGTAACTTGGCGTAAAGGTGCTAAGTATTTTAACAATGGAAGCAGGGTTCACGCTGCAAGTATTGGTAAAGCGTTGGAAGGTCCTCACGTTCACATGATTATTCTTGACGATATTTTGCAAGAGTTTCCTAACATGACAGATGAGAAGGTTATCCACTATATCAAGCGTGTGGTTATGCCGATGCGTTTACCGAAGGCTAAGATGTTGTTAGTAGGAACGCAAAAGAGAGTAGGAGATGCTACAGATTGGGCGCAACAAAACAGTCAGTGGAACTCGGTACGTCATCCAGCTTTGTTGAAGGATGGAACGCCACGTTGGCCAGAGTATTGGGACCAAGAACGATTGGACAAAGAGCGAGAGACGATGGGAAGTCGAGCTTTCGAGTCTGAGTATATGTTGAATCCGTTGGACCCAGAAAGTGCAGTTATACCTCACGAAGTATTGAAGCCATGTTTGAAGGAAGGCATGGAGATGGGTTTGCCAGAGCGAGGTCAGGATTGGTTTGTAACTATGGGGGTTGACTTGGCAGTAGGGATGGACAGTCAGAATGACGAGACGGCTTATGTGATAATGGCTTACAATAGAGTCACGTTAGAGCGCAAGGTCTTGTATTGTTGGAGTGGTAAGATAAGAGCTAAGGGTGCAGGTTGGTTAGAGGCACAGGTTGTGACAATGAAGAGTCTTGCTGACAAATTTAAGCCTGATAAAATAATGGTAGAGTCTAATGGTTATCAGAGATTGGTTGTACACACTGCGAAGCAGTTGGATGGTATGCCAGTTGAAGGTCACAATACAGGAAGAGAGAAACATAAGCATGATGTGGGTATTCCTAGGATTGCGTTAGCTATGGAACAGGGCAAATATTTCATACCTTGGAATAAGGTAGCAAGAGAGAGTTCTAAACCAGGTATGCGCAAGTTAGTTGACGGTTTGAGTAGGTTAATTTACGGAAAACATGGAAGGTTAGAGGGACATACGCCCGATGCAGTAATGGCGCTATGGATGTGTGAGTTATGTGTGCATGTTTTGGAAAAGAAACGGTTAGTTTTTACTCGATGGGATTATATTTAGCTTAGGACATATCTCCTCTATAGAAAGACATATATACTAAGGAGCCACACTGGGAATCCAGATGACAAGTTCACCCAGCTCTGGAACCCGAATGGAATTATGGGGAATCTCTGTTGAAACAAAAAGAAATTTAAAAACGTTAGCAAAGGCTAAGGAGACTCCAGTATCTAAAATGTTAGAACCCGTCATCGAAGACTATATACATCGGCATCGTCATGTCTTGGAATCTAGGAGAATTTAATGGGATTTTTAGACAGATTCAGGAGCAAGCCAGTTAGAAAAGCAACTAGCATAGATGCATTTTTAGAAGATGCTACGGGAGTGTCAAAGGAAGCACGTACTCCTGTTTACTCAGGTGTAAGTACAGATACGGCGTACCGTCAGTCTATACTTCCACAAGTTGACCAATTTTACTTAGAACAATTAGCTGACAGGTATTCTCATCTTCGGACAGTTATTACACGAATAGCTTCTCAATCGGTCGCCAAAGGGTGGGAGTACCACGCTCTTGGTAAAGAAGGAGACCCAGAACAAAGAAAGATGGTTGAAAAGTTGTTACGTAATCCTACTAATGGCAGTAGCGATATGACAGGTTCAGAATTTTTCAAGGCAATGATAAGGCAGTTAGAAGTGTTTGATGATTGCTGGGTAAGTGTTGTTTACGACAGAGTTGCAGATGGTGAGGGCAAAGTAAGTAGCAAAGTTGTCAAAGAGCTTTGGGTAGAAGATGCAAAGCACATGCGATTTCATGTAGATGAGTACGGTAGATTTGTAGAAGAAGATAAGTTTGACCCAGTGACTCGAGAGTTTATGGAAGGCACAGTAAATCCACAAACAGGTGTAGAGTTAGAGTACATGGCTTACTATTACGAAAGTGAGGATGGTAAGATACCGTTTGCACGTGATGAGATTATACATTTTAACAAATACAGTTCGAATGCTCGGTTGTATGGGCAATCGCCAATTATAGGTCTTTCCAAAAAAATCGAAACAGCATTGGCCATAGAGTCATTCCAAAACAAAATCTATAGACTGGAAAGGCCACCTAAAGGTTTCTTAGATGTGCCTGGCCACGACGAAGAATCGTTGAATAGATTAGGAGAATACATTGCAGAAGAGACAAGACGTAATCCAAACTTTATTCCTATTTTAAGTAGCAGGGATGCAAGCACTACAGCGAAGTTTGTGCCTGTTATGCCTAACATGGATGAGTTGATGATGCTTCCTTACATGGACAGGATTAACAACGACATAAACGGTTCGTATGGAGTCATGCCTTTAGTTGTCGGTCAGATGGCTGGAGTAGGTGGACTTAATTCAGAAGGTGAACAGATTACAATATTCGACAGGACTATCCGAGAAACGCAACAATGTGTAGAGATGGGTTTCCTAAAACCATTGTTAAAACTTATGGAGATAGACACATGGAAGATTAGGTTTAACGACATAAACGAAAAGGATGAAACAAAATATTTGAACAACATGAACTTAAAAGCTCAGATATTGACCCAAATGCAGAACGTAGGAGTAGAGATGGATTTGGATGGTGACGGTAATTTAGTACTTCCTCAACAATCAGAGGTGGTGCGTCAGGATTTTCGAAGCAGTTCTCAGGAGTCGCTGGAGGCCGAGGAGCTAAAAGAACATCTGGATATATGGAATCAGCAGCTCGAGAACTCAGAAGAGTCCTTATACAAGAACTTAAACAGTTAGAAAAAGTTAGAACTTACGACAAATTGCGCACACAAATTGATGATATTGCAATAATGTTAGCAAAACGTATGCGTGATGCAATAATGGATGACATGGACTTTGCATATCGTAATGGATATAGTTCAGCTTATGGTGAAATTAAAGGAATAAAAAAGACCGCAGCTAAGGCTCCTGATATGAGTCCAGATGATTTAGAAGTGCTTAGATTGTTAAAGAATGAAGGGGCGTTATACAATGCTTATAATCAATTTCAAAACATACTTGTAGAAAAGTTAAATGCAGTAATAATGGCTGGCATAACACAAGGTAGTAGCATTCCTGTAATTGTACAAAACATGCGTCAAGTAGGTATTGGTGAAACTTACAAACTTACAAGAATAGCACGAACAGAAATTAATCAAATAGCTAATGAAGGTAGGTTAAGAGGATATAAAATAGCTGAACAACGTATGGGTCAACAATTTAAGTATAGTTTAATAGTTGGACAAGATAGTAGAGTATGTCCTGCACATAAAGAATTAGCAAGACGTATGCCTGAGCAAGGTTTATATTTGAATGATTTAATTACGTTACAACAAGAAGTAGGGGCAAGGTATAGGATGAACTTAAGAGGACATTCTTTGTTGCATCCTAATCAAAGAACACAACTAGTGAGGATAGTATGAGTAGAATGCCTGACCATATTAAAATACATATATGTAATGCAAAGTACGGTCATCACGGAAACGGCAAGGAGAAAAATGAGCAGACAGTGTAAGAAATGTTTAAGAGGAGCAATGACAGTCCATATAGCGGCTAACGGATTATGCGAAGAGTGCGAAACAGAAAGAGCATGGAAGAATGCAGATAGGCAAACTATACTTGCAGCACAAAGAAAAAACCGTATGGATTACTATGAAAAAGCACAGAAATATATTGATAAAAAGTGGAAAAAGAAATACGGCGATGACGACATTGAGACAGTATTAGGTTACAAATGACAGGAGTAAGAATACAAAATTCGGCTCGAGTTAAAAAGTTTTTTCAAGAGTTTGGTAAACATTGTACAAAGACTTTAAGTCTAAGTATGAGAGATACGGCTGACGCAATAGAAGCTAAGGCAATTAAAAACGTATCAGAAAAGTATAAAGAAAGTACAAAAGGTAAAGATGGAGGTGCATATGACACAGGTCGTTTAGCGGCAAGTATGAGAGGAGTTGTTGAAGAAAATGAATACAAATTTAAGATTGGTAGTGCGTTATCGTATGCAGCACATATGGAGTTTGGAACTGGGCCTGCAATAGGTAGGCCAAGGTACAGACCTCCAGATGGCAAACTAGGGCCTTGGGCTAAGAGGCACAATAAAGAGGAAGACCAAGTAGCTTCTAACATATGGACCTTTGGTACACAACCACGTAGATTTTTAGGCAGAGCATTTGTAGAAAAAAAAGGTATTTTACCTGAACGATTTGCAAAGATATTAGCTAGGAAAATATCTATGGCTGCACAAAAAAACATAAAAGTAACTAGAAGATAACCAAATAACGCACACTTTTGTGTGCATTATTTTGCAACCCGAGTAAATATTTTTCTTTTTATATCCGCAGGTGTGTGCGTTATTTGTGGCAGACGAAAGTAACACTGGTTGGAAAGTCTACCGACCAGAGTGGTATAATGACAGAGTAATGGAGACCTATATTTCCGCTCCTGTCGTCGATAAACAAAACGACATGATACCTACAGAAACTATCAAAGAGGCCATGGATTTTTACATGCGCTACGGCGTATATTCATACCGTCATGAGGAAATGCCTATTGGCCTTCCTTTGGCTTACAAAGTTAAAAACGGTAAAGTTAAGATTAGAGTAGGAATACACAGTAAAATCGGAATGCACGATAAAGTGTGGAAAGAGATTAAAGATTACGGTCCAACAGGGGCCAGTAGTATCCGTGGTGAAGCCACAGACCAAGAGAAAGTATGTTACAATGAAAACGACTGCCACAATCGTATTAATGAACTTTCTCTTTGGAGTATATCTTGGGTTGGCGATAATCCAGCTAACCCAGAGGCTAAAGTCACGGAAGTTGCAATGGCTAAATCTAAAAGTGTACAGGTCACATTAGATGAAGTAGAAGGCATGGTTGAAAAGATAATAGAGCGTAAGAAAGGCAAATACTGTTTATACGCTAAAAAGAACCGAAGGCTTCTAGGCTGCCATGATAGCAAAGCAGGAGCTATAAGGCAGGAAAGGGCCATACAAGCCAGAAGATTCGGTAAATCAGACATGCTTGATGGCATTCTTACAAAGATAGAAAAGTACAAGATACCTAAAGGTGTAAAGAAAGAAGCAATTACAGGTAGAGAACTTCGTAAAGAATATGGTTATGGTGGCGGAGATGTTACAAAGTCAATTAACGCACACTTAATTAACAAACGATATGTAAGTTATGGCATGGCAATGAAGATTCATAAGTATTATAGAAGACATGAGACAGTAGACCCACAGGGTAAGAACTTCAATAATAAGAAAAGACCTAGTAAAGGCTACATTATGTGGAAGATGATGGGTGGAGATTCGGGTCACAGTTGGAGTAAAAGCTTAGAACAGAAAGCTAAGGCAGACCCATGTTGGGCAGGTTATGAAATGATAGGATTCAAAAATGAAGGCGGTAAAAAAGTGCCAAATTGTGTTCCTATTGCAAAAACTGAAAAAGCAGAGTATCAAGGTCGTAAAGTAGAACTTAACAAACCACGCAGGTTGTCTGGAGATAAGAAAAAGTTTGGAGTTTATGTCAAAAACGAGAAAGGTAACACAGTGCAAGTTAAGTTCGGAGACCCTAACATGGACATAAAGCGTGATGACCCAGATAAGCGCAGACAATTTAGAGCAAGACATAACTGTGACAACCCAGGTCCTAAGTATAAAGCACGATATTGGTCTTGTAAGATGTGGAGTTCTAAGAATGTATCTGATATAGTAAACAAAGCAGAGTGTCCTTGTACAGTAAAGACAGAAAAATTACAAAAAACAAACAATTATTTAGATGATATAATGCGTATGATTAAGTTTGGTACGTTTATAGAGAAAAAACCTAAAAGAGAAGGAGAAGGTGCATCAAATCAACCACCAGGTGCATGGATGGCTAACTGTAAGTTATCGGCAAAAAAGTTAAGCGGTTTGTCAGGCAATAAATTTACAGGAACTCGTAATGTAATAAGAGATGAAGCTGCATGGTGTGCAGAATTGTATAGAAATCCTGCTGCATATAGTAAACCATTCAAAAGACCAGACGGAACTAGTGGAGTAACAAGTGGATTCAAGTTACGTGATGCAGTAGGTAGAGCTAATTTCAAACCATAGTCATAATAGCGCACACAAACCCGAGTATTTTTCTTTATTTATATAGGTAGTCCCGAATAATGCACACATATGGGCAAATGTACTTGTGGAGATTCACACGCTGCGCCTGCTGACGAAGAAGTCGTAGAAGCAGAAAAAAGTGAAGCTCTCGATGAACCGATAGCAGAACTTGATAAGCACGAAGAGCTTTACAAGGATATGGAGCAAACTCTAGGAAAACTCAAAGAGGTCATGGCTTACTTAGAAGAAATGGCAGCAGGCGAAGAAAAAGCTGAAGAAGAGGAAGAAGAGGAAGAAGAAGAGGAAGCACCAGAAGAAGAAGAGAAAGCTGAAGAAGAAATGGAAGAAGAAGAGGAAGAAGAAGAGGAAGCAGAAGACGAAGAGAAATCTGTTGCCCGAAAAGCTGAAGACCTTCATAAATCACTAAAAACACTAAAGAAATACGGAATTAACGTATATTCTGGTCGCAGAAAAACACCTGCACCAAAAATTGACACTCCCGCAGTTAATGAAAAA